AGCATCAATTGTACCAAGATTTTCCCGTAGGAAAGGATTAGGATCAGGAAGTTTAATAGGATCGAAGCCTTGGCGTTCGGTAAACCCCTGAAACTGAATAGGATCAATAGCCATTTTTAACCAAACTTAGCTCCTGTAAAGAATGTTTGAGTCGAATTAAGGAGAGTATTTCCTATGGATAACGCCATGTTAGGAGCACGTCCAGGTTGGAACGTAGGCTCAGCCATCTCCATCAACGGTCCTTCCATAATTGAACCGTACACTTGGTAATCAGCTTGGAAGTGTTTACGGCTGATGTCCGCTAAATTAGCTTCAGACTGACGAGAAGCACTAGCCAAACTTTTAGCAAGAACAGCTTGGTTTCGTCCGTACTGACCAAGGGTTTCTACAGCTGCCATACGTTGAGCACTTTTACCGTACCGTTCACCTGCAGCTGCTTTACCCATTTCTTCAGTTAAGTTCTTTTGGAAGTTAACATTGTTAAAAGCAAATTCAGCCATCTGCTCATTGAACCTGATTTGTTCAGATACATAAGCACGGCTAGCAGCATCGGCATTGAACTCCTGCTGCATCTTGGCAAAGTCAACTTGACGACCGTACGCCCGTTGGCGGTATTCGTTCATCATCTGCGTCTTTCGACGCGATAAAGCGTTGGAGAATGTCCCTTGCCTTACTTGATCAATATGTTTCTGCTGATCACCAAAGGCTCCAGCAATACCCATGCCAAGCTGAGCAACACCCAGAACGGCTGATACGGGATTTAGTACTACCATAATCGTACAATCTCTATAGAGTAAACATTGTCAGGTCCATCCGGGAAAACCCGTAGTACCTTAAAACCTAAATACCTAGCTAAGTTAATTAGTTCAGTATTTTTTATATCAATAGTCGTCCATAGATAAGGACGGTTTATATGTTCCATTAACGCTTTACCGAATCTAACGGTTGTGCGTGGATTCTCTTTGACTTTATTTGTCATCTGTATCCAAACGAAGTTATCTTCCGATACCCCGTAAGCTCCATATAGACTCCCATCTGGTCCGTAGATCAGGTAGGAGTCATCTTCATGGATATACATAGCCAATGAAAGGACAGGGTGTTGTCCTATCCTTTCAAAATCTTGCAAACCTCTATCCAGCATTTGACTGGTTAGTTCTAAGGTGTCGTTAATGGTTGCTGGTTTAAAAGTAAACCCACGGGTGGATGTAGCCATTAGCCTCTTCTATAGAAACCAGTGTTATACTTACCTTCCCAATTCAAGCTCAACAGTGACACCGGCATCGGGGAATCACCAATGATCTTGACTGAAAGATTCTCATTGCGTTGGTAAAGCGGTACAGTGTGAATAGCCTCAGCAGACAAGTTCACATTGTTCAGATCATACACATTAGGCTGGACAGCTTCAATGGTATTACTCCATTCAGGACGACCGGTAATGTCGATTTGATACTTAACAGGACCGCTTAAACCGGTAGACACTTTGATACGATGGATGATAAGATCAGAGGTAAAGTCAGACTTAGCGGTTTGACCGTCAGTTTCAGTTACAAAGAACTTAGGAAGTTCAACTTCCATATTATAGATGTAACCGATGATCAAATCACGTCCACGATAATCTCCATCAACGTCAACATAATAAGCACCCGCAGAGCCTGCTACAGTCGGGTATAACACCGCTCCAACTGATGCTGCAGTCAATCCCTCATTCGCACCGATATAACCGCCTAGGATGACCACAGAGAGCGTCTTACCACTGACTGAATCATACGGTAAAAAGATCCTAGTTGTATCAGCAGAAGAGTCGTAGGTTCGATAAGGATTAACGTTCCAAAGATCAAGGCAAACATCAGTCTTTTCTCCAGTAGGAAGAGTTAAGAATCCTTCCTCACTTGCTTGGGTAAGGTCGTAAGATTGGACATAAACATCAGTACCGTTAGCAACAGTAGCGTAGTAGGTACTAGCGTCAAAGAATTGATCAAGTAGAGTACCAGTCAGATTCCACTTATACCAAGACGAAGCACGGCTTTGACCTTGAGTAATGAAACGGTACTGGAATACAGTACTATTTCCTGCCGTACCAAGAGAGATCATGGAAAGAGCAGGTGATGCAATAAATGAATCAATCGTCTCAGGAATCAACTCAGGAACAATGACACTAGGTTCAATCATATCAGGCGGTCGATCCGTACTGATATTACCTATCTCATATAACCGAGTAAAGAGGGGTGTCTTAGAAACAAAGGAAAGGCTAGTACCAAGGTTAACTGCCTCTACACTTGGGTCACACTCATACGTTGACAACTCGTTAATCTTAGCCGTCTTAGGACTGAGAATGTCAGCATCCGTAGTAAGGATGAACTGCTCATTATCACTAAACAGTACAAGACCAACGCTGGTAGGCAGCACGTACCGATGGTTTACTGGTCTAATAGAAGATGCAGTGATGTCAATAGGATCATCATCTGTAACTGTCAAAGCAGTGGTAACCCAGAAGTTAAAGTAATCACCAGCACGACTTAGAATAACAGCTTCATTAGACAGGAAGCCGAGTCGGTTACGATAGAAGAAAAGGTTATTGATCTTGGACCCGACAAAGCTAGGAGTAGGGTTAGTGGTTTCATCACCGACCAATCTATCTTCCCAGGTAACAGGACCAAAGGTAAACGATCCATCTGCTTGCCGCACAAGCTGGTGAGGCATCGTCAGAGGATCGAACTTGTATTGAATACCAGGAGCAGTAGTTTCTTCCCAAACACCAGTACCGTATGTAGCTGTGCCATCAGCCACAAACTTGACGTACATGTCATCAACGTCAATGTCCGTGCTGTTAACGATCTTAACAACATAACCATCACGACATTGAACAGGAAGGTCGGCAACGGTAGGCGTAGACCCTTGGAAGACGAACAAAGCGTCTTCTGATGGACCGCCTACAACAGAAATAGTAAAAGCAGCATCAGCACTGATGTACATACCAGCACCAACTTTGGTAGCACTATAGGTTGTACCTCCAAATGTCTGACCATTAATGTCACTTACCAAATCGGTAAGGATGCTATCAACGTCACCACCGCCACCAGTGTTATGAGTAGCACGCTCAACACCATCTAAGTAAATACGATAATGACCAGCACCGACAACCTTAACGACAACAAAAGCTTCGTTAGGTTTAGCGGCAGTGGTATCTGCTTCAAGTGCTACAGTCTTTGCTTTGTTAAGAACAAAGGTGTAGTCATTCAGGGTAAGAACCTCAATGTCACTAGCAGTAGCACCATTGAGATAACCATCGCCAGGAATCGAAGTAATCTCACAGTTGTCCAGCTCGTCTTGGTAATCAGAAAGAGCAGTAGCTTCAGCAGTTACAGCGTTATCATAGTTGGTCTGAGCCGTGTTCATCGCGGTCTCAGCATTACTAAGATCTGTAGCGTCGTGGGTAGCAGCTACTGTTTGAATAGCTTGGTAGACACGATAACCTTGAGAAGCAATAATAGGATACTCGTTAGTAAACTCGGTACCCAATACATACCCAGCAGGAAGGGTAGTAGTAGAACTTACAACAGTGTTATTGTTCTTAACAATGTAAATGTCGTTAGCATTTTTAAGGATGCCGGACTTTACAGTTTGTTCGATGTCACCTGGCTTATCATACTCATACTGGATTTCAAACAAAGCTACTTCAGTAGAGCTTTGACCAGCTAGGACTTCAGCGTAAGTAGCTTGAGCAGCATGGAGATCAGCTAGTTCGGTTGCTGTAGTTTCAACAGCCGTGTTGTAAGTAGCAAGATCAGCTTTAAGGTTGACAAGATTACAGGTACCTGGAACACCTGTATCACTACCCATATCTACAGCACGTGGAGAACCATCTAAAAGATTCCACACACGAAAGGTATTGTCATCATATTGAGCGACATACTTTTCGACTGGATCCCTCAGGATTGAAAACCACTTACCATCAGCAGTAGCGCCATAAAGATCAGATACAAATTGTCCACCTGGGCGCTTGAGAAGACCAAGAGCATAGTCTGGAAAGGTATTCACAGAATCCCGTACTTGTCCAGGAAGTTTACGGTTATCAGGTTGTTGTGAAATACCAAATAGAAGGTTTGGAATCCTTTGGGTTACAGTACTCATCGCATCAATGCTTGGAAAGGTTGATAGCTATTGTAATAATTTTCACCATCACGGAACCCAAACATAGAGTAGTCACCTTGATTACAATCGTACTCAATAGCAGCAGCTCGTGTTTGAAGCTCTTGTTCTTGGAGAAGTCCGTTCAACTCACGATCTCCTACCATTTTGGTAGCACACATGCGAGCAGCTCGGGCAGTGATATAAGCTTGAATAGCAGCAGGTACGTCGGTAAAATCAAAATACCAAACTACATCCGCTTTAATAGGATCAGTAAAGGTGTAGGTATGATGCAAACGATCATACAATTTATTACCACGCTTCACTACATCATACTTGTTTTTGTGATACGTGTGATTCGTATCAATTTGAAGCATGTTAAATGGATAAAGAATTTGATTTGTTTCACTGTCAGGAGTCAATTCGTACTCACGTTCAGTATTAAAGATCCAACCTTCAGCTTGAACTTGACGGTTAACTTCCCGGAGGGTGTTGAGTACAATAGATACTTCAGGGTTCTGGAGATCTAGTGTGGTGACAGGAGCCTGTCCCACTGAGCTAAGTATTTGATTTACAGCATCCAGTTCGGTGGACACAGCATAAGTAGGAAAGGGCATAGTTACCTATCAATAAGTAAAAAAAAGGGGAGCCGAAGCTCCCCCAGTATTGATCGAATTAAAGATCAGAATGCGCTGTCGCCAGAAGCAGCGCCAGCGAACAGTTCCACACAAGCAGCAGGGTTCAGGTAGTCAGCACCCATAGCCATGCGACCAACGATCACATCACCTTGGTAGATGATGGAGGTGTCGCCGCTGGTGACTTGCACCTGAGGACCGATAGCTTCCACGCAGCCAGCAGCTTCACGTTGGAAGATCAGACCACAGGACTTGGTGAATTCGGTTTCTTCGCCGTACTCGTTGTTGATACCGGTAACATCGTTAGCAGCATCTTCAACAGCGTTGTCGATGAAGCTACCCAGGTTACCAGGAGAAGCAACACCAGTATCGGTGGTACCGCCGGTCGAACCGAACTTGGTACCGTAGTTGCCGAAGAAAGGAATGTTGGTAGACTTGAAGATCTCGATACCAGCAATGCTCATCAGACCTTTGCCGGACTGCAGAGCAGTACCAACAACGTCGCGGTTGATCAGAGCATTGGTGTCAGCACCCTTCATCAGAGCGTAGTACTGACGAGGGGTCAGCACAGCGCAACGACCATCTTGGGACACGCCCTTCTCATCAAGAGCAGCGGCAGCGTCATAGAAGGCGTTGACCAGAGCAGCGTCATCATAAGCATCGGAGAACTCAGCGTTGGTACCGACGCGAATCTGAGTACCGCCAGGCTCAACGAAGCCAGTGGCAGACACAGGAGATGCAGCACGTGCGCCACGGGTGACAGCACGGAAGATCAGGCGGTCATACTTCTCAGCGAGAGCATAGCCGATCTTACGGGAGATCTCAGAACGCAGATCGTAGTGAGAAAGAACTTCATCAAGCTCATAGACGAAGGCGCTGGAGATCAGCAGGTCGTCAATGGTGATGGTCTTCTCAGCCACCGGAGGTGCACCATCCGAGTTACCCAGAATGCTGTTGCCAGGGGTATGGTACTCGGCGGTCGTGCGACCGGTGTAGATAAACTGAAGGGACTTACCGTTCTTCAGGGTACGCTTCATAACCAGATCACGAGCGATCGTGTTCTGTTGGAAGCCTTTGAACATCTCACCGCTAAACAGCTTGAGATACAGAGCACGGGTATCACCCGCCAGGTTAGATTGGCCTAGCTGAGTAAGATCAGCAAGAGGCTCATTACTATTTTGATGTGCCATTTTAAAGGAGTAAGAAAGTTAAACTTGCTCCCAAACGTTTGGAAAATTTTGTAGCGATATTTTGTGGTCTATCCCACCGTCTAGACGGCGAAGGGTATCTCCGTAGAGGCCAACGCCAAGAGGAGCCAGGTCCGACTCTGAGGTGCCTGACTCCCGCTACTTAGAATTTAGTAGCGTGTGATTTGTATGCAATGCCGCGATACTTAAGCTTGGCTGCTTTTTGTGCTGCCTGTTGCTCCCGAACACGGGCATCCAATTCGACTTGAGTCATGATCTTAGATGAAAGTACCTAACCCCCGTTCCATGATTAGGTGACATGCGTCCCACTGTGGGGATGAACGGACGGCATTGCAGTTTAGCCTACGGCTGGGGCGGAAAGAGCCACCGGAGTTGCCTCAACAGAAGCAAGGTCCAGAGGGAAGTTGTGAGCGTTGCGCTCGTGCATGACTTCAAATCCCAGGTTCGCTTGGTTAAGGATGTCGGCCCAAGTACGAACCACACGTCCCTGGCTATCAAGAAGGGACTGGTTAAAATTAAAGCCGTTAAGATTAAAAGCCATCGTAGACACGCCAAGAGCAGCGAACCAAATACCAACAACAGGCCAAGCAGCCAGAAAAAAGTGCAGACTTCTGCTGTTGTTAAAACTCGCGTATTGGAAGATGAGGCGTCCGAAGTAGCCATGTGCTGCTACGATGTTGTAAGTTTCTTCTTCTTGTCCAAACTTATAGCCATAGTTTTGAGACATGTCCTCAGTCGTCTCCCTAACAAGAGAAGACGTGACAAGGCTACCGTGCATAGCACTAAACAGGCTACCCCCAAAAACACCAGCAACTCCAAGCATATGGAAAGGATGCATGAGGATATTGTGTTCAGCTTGGAAGACCAGCATGTAATTAAACGTGCCGGAGATACCGAGAGGCATTGCATCAGAGAAAGATCCTTGACCGAAGGGGTAGATGAGGAACACTGCAGTAGCTGCAGCGACTGGAGCAGAGTAAGCAACGAAGATCCAGGGACGCATCCCTAGTCGATAGCTAAGTTCCCACTCTCGTCCCATGTAAGCATAGATGCCA